TTCCAGTCGGTTGAAGAAAGGTAACCGTTAGAAGCCGTTGCAGCCTGACTGATCGAAATAACCGGCGTAGTTGTGCCTGTTGCAACGCTGATTGGGAGCGTTCCAGTTACGCTTGTGACTGTACCTGTTGTTGGCGTAGCCCAAGAAGGCGCACCTGCGCCGCTAGAAGTAAGAACTTGCCCGGATGTGCCAGCAGAGCTAAACGCATAAGCCGTGCCGTTTCCGTAAGCCACGCCGCCAGCAGTGGGTGTAGCAGCGCCGTTTGTACCACCATTAGCGATAGGCAACGTGCCATCTACATGCGTAGCAAGACCAATCTTACCCCACGAAGGATCTGCGCTTGCCCCACCAGAAATCAGAGCATTACCAACTGCCACATCAGCAAGACGAGCAAGAGTGCTTGAGCTGTCTGCATAAATTAAATCACCTGCCACAAATGTACTTAACCCCGTGCCGCCATACGCAGCAGCAACCGTAGAGCCGTTCCATGTACCAGCAGTCAGCGTTCCAACGCCTGTAACGCCCGTATAAGACCCCGTTAACCGGCCTGTAGGTAACGTGCCTGTTGTGATGTTGCTTGCGTTTGTTGTGTCCGTCGTAGCAGAAGGAGCCAGACCTGAGACAGCACCAGCAGCAATAGCAATCGCCGTATCTGTAACGGTAGTGACTTGACCTTGAGCGTTCGTAGTAAAAACGGGAACTTGTGAAGCAGAGCCGTAAGTGCCAGCCGTACCCGTATTAGCTAGGCTAAACGTGGTGTTTGTTAGGGTTAACCCCGTACCTGCCGAGTAAACTTGGGCAGAGCTAAACTGAGCAAAAGTAATAGCCGTAGTGCCAAATGTAATTACACCGACCGTATTACATACATACGTCTCACCAGCACCTGTATTACCCGCCGATACGAAGAAAGCATCACCCTGACCTAACGAGTTTGGGCTACTCGGAGCGTATGTATCTGCGTCCGTTGCGCGGGTCATGACCCAATTGGTCGAAACAGAACCTATATTGGTAACGGTATAAACACCATTATGGGCGGCATTTGTCTGGTTGTAGATTAAGATTCGATCATTAACTACGGTAGCAACACCATCAATAACCAGTGCAGCTTGTGTGCCCGCATTTGTAAGTGTTGCACCGACACCAACTCCCGCGCCTCCGGGCTGATTATATGTGGCGTTTAAATTGCCAACAGTATCAGGTGATTCAAGACGAACCGGCGCATGGTAATGAATACCCGCTGCGGCAACCGTATCAACATACGTTTTATTGGCAATATCTGTAGCAGCAGTTGGGGTTGTAGAAACAGTACCGGCAGTCAGTACGACGCTTGCTGCATTGAGCGTATTAAAGGTATTCTGTACAGGATACGCGCCAGCGGTATCAAGGTATGTGGCTCGCTCTGCTGGGTAGGTAACAAATACGTCTTTTGTTCCAGCAGGGAAGTTAACCGCAGCGCCACCGTTAGACGACTCTAGAATAGTATCTCGCGACAGCAATGTGCCAGCCGCCGTATAAGTGCCAATACCAACTTCCCAATCAGAAGTGGTTTGCGCGGCAATAGTGTAATACGTCGTGTTACCGTTACCGATTACGCTGAAGTCTTGATAGCCCGTTACAGCCGAACCTAAAGTAAACGTACCCGTACCTGTAGTGGTAGCTAGAACTTTAACTCGGTCTTTTAGAACTAAGGCCATAAAAATCTCTTAAAGTTAAGTTGGGATATCGGTCCAAGATTGATCAGAACTATTATCAACTGGACCCCAATTTGTCTCTTGTGATGAGTCGATCGTACTCCAAGCAGATGCCTGAACTGTACTGACAGCACCCCAAGATATAGTTTGTGAATTGTTAATTCCATCCCAATTTGCTGTTTGGGAGTCATCAATTAACTCCCATAAAAACATAGCAATTATCTGATCGGCTGCTATCGCGCCTTCTTGTATGTTAGCAACAAAACCAGCATTAACCAAGAACTGCGCAACAGCCGCTACTTCTTCGCTGACTATTGCATTAAAGACAGATGGCGCAACCAAAGCGGCGCTAGAGATACTTGTTGCTTCGCCTATTAAGGCGTTAAATGCTGCGGCTGCGGACGGGGCATCAGATGCTGAAGAACTCTCGCTAATATTGACATTAAAAGATAGGATTGAAAATACCGCGTCCGATCCCGTAGCGCTTTCAATAATCTGTGAAATAAACACGGTAGCCGCACTAGCTACATCACTAACGGTTAAGCTTTCGTTCACTGCCGCTACAAAAGTAGCTGCCGCTTGCGCTAAATCAGAAACTACAACAGCCTCTTGTACAGACGCTTGTAAAATGGCTTGTGCAATGAATGTATCGGCAGCTTGTACAGATTCAGCAGTATTAGCTTCAAAAATAACAAGGCTGCTAGTCGTGCCATCCATCACGCTAGAGTCCTGAACAGCCGCGCTAAACGTCGATGCAACTACGCTTGTAGAGTCTGTGCCGGTAACTGTGTCTGCGTATGCACCTAAGAATACAGGCTGTGTTGCAATAGAATCACTACCGCTACCAGCCTCTTCAATGCTACCGTCAAAAGTTGCCCCGCTACCTAAAGTGGCAAAAGGCGCTGCCGATATGGGAGAGAACCCAAGCACAAAGAATTTCTCCGTTACGCTGCGTCAAGACTAAATGTGTAGGTCACATTCAATATGTCACTGCTGACTACTGTACGATCTCCGGGAGCCTGAAAGTTTGCTTCTGAAAACAAAACACCCGATGTGCCGCTACTAACCGAAGTTAAAAACGCGCCAGCAACAACACCGCCCGCACCACTAATTGTGAATGAAGCTGGGGACGCGCTAGTAGAGATAACCGAAGGATCAGCCGTGGTAGCCACACCAAACACTGCTGCCTTACGCGAACCCGAGTAATTTGTAAACTCAGTCCAGCCCGCGTGGGTTGGGAGCGTATCACCAGCAATGTATGTATTCGAAGCACCGGGGCCAGTAATTAGGCCTACAAACCATGCAGCGGTATAAGAACTACCGGCAAAGTACTTGTCGTTCATGTCTTTAAGACCGGCGTTTACAACTAAGTTTTTACCCTGCTCTTCCCACTTCAGGTTGCCGTCTTTGTCAAAACACTGAACGTGATATACGCCACCACCTGCTGCACCAGATGCAACACCGTTGTTGGCAATAAACGATGCGCCAACTACGTCTTGTGAAGATGCCTTGTCAATTAACATTTAAAACTCCTTTACGCCGAGCGAATAATTGCATTTTGGAAATTGGCTAATGGGAAATTAATAACAAAATTGCCACTAGACGTAGTTTTATTTTCACCGAAATCTAGCACGGCGATAGCAGGGTTTGTTACACCATCAGCCTTGTATATCAACGCGCCACGCGCAGTGATCGACGTAACGGGCCAAGTCACCGTTGCGAAGCTAATAAACGCCACACTATTGGATAGCGTTGGATAAGTAGAAATTGTAAGAACCTGCCCACCGGCGGTGTATCCAGTACCGGATGATTCGTTTGTCGTGGAGTACGCCGTAGTGTTCTCATTAAGCGTTGCGGAAGAGGTGTACAACGCTACTTTAAATACTTGTGTAGTCGTGCTACTAAAGTTAAACACGCCCTCTAGCAAACCGCGTTTGTATGAGTCAACAATGGTTTGCGTAATCATGTCACATCCTGACGAAATTGACCTGAACGGTACGCATCTTGACGTTGTTTGCCATCACCCAACTGCTTGAGCAACGTAATAGATTGCAAGTAGAGCTTATCGTAGTTGGCAATAACATCTGCCTCACCCTTGATAAACCGGATTGCTTCAATTAACGCGCCGTTAAGCAATGCGGAATCAAAGTTATCCCCTAGCCATGAAGTGCCAGCAGTAACAATTGACTCTGGATAATAGAAGTAATGAAGCTCAACCGAATACGCAGCGTTAGGCGTTGGTCCTAAGATCAAGCTAAGCTCGGTAACATCATTGCTGCTAGGTCCAAAAATAGCGTAGTATTTCGGCAGTCCGGTACTCGTTGGTGTTGGGTACGCCTGACGGATAAAGTTAACATCTTTGTTTAGCAGGTACTCATACGACCCGTCAGCTTTAATTACAGCAAGCGAGTACACCGAAAGAAAATCGGCGGGTGTGGATAAGTATTTATTACTAGACGAGGTTGTGCCAGTTACGTTTTTGCGCAGGTTTGCTATCTGAACAGTGTTATAGATTTTCTGCTCAGCTTGCTGCGTAAACATAGCCAATTCATCTGCGGTAAATGAGTTCTCGCAAATGTCTTGAATATTGGCTATGAGAGACGCGTAGTTCATGCCATCGGACCCCGTGCCATCTTACCTTTCGTCTGCGCTTTACCGCCACGCACTTGGATGCCGCTAGTTTTGGTTGGCGTATTTCTGTTGCCAACACTCACTCGCATAGCTTCTGTTGAGCAATTAACTTGATTGCTCGACAAAGTGTTAGGATCAACACCGCCAGATACAGCGGCTTGCGCTGCGGATGAATCAATTTTCTTGCCTGTCATGGTGTGTGGCTCCGCGTAAACAGAGGCAGGACCCACCTCTTTTCCCATCATTTTTTGGCTGTATTTGCCCATGATTACCCCTGATTAGCGACTTTGGCTAGACCACGACCCATCTTTTTCATGGCTTCAGAAGTCACACCTGCTGACTTTTTGCCGCCCTTCATTCCCATGACCTTTGCGCCATCTGAACCTAAGTTCTGCACATCAGTCTTACCTTTTTTTGTTACGCCATCAGCGCCACGTTTATATGCCATGATCGGCTCCTAAGAAATAGTAACTTGCCCAACAAAAGAAGTAGTCGTTACACCAACTACCTGCATTACTTGTGACCGACTCTGCGGATACCCGGTAAAGTCTGGACGTGGATTGCGAATTGCTTGTGGATCATCGACTGGATACATACCAAGTTGAAGCTGCGGTTGGTCTGGACTCCAGCACTCATTACAAGCCTTAATATTTGTAGTCTTTGTCTTAACAATTAGATAGCGTAGTGTCCGTAGTTTATACCGAAAGCCGCAGATATCACACTCCGCAATTGCTTTACTATCAGACGCAAACTTATTACCCACAGTTAACTCCGGATGCCGACAATGCGTGGCACAAAGCGCACAGACGCCTTCTCACGATCCTCACCCGCAGCTAACTCAAACTGAAA